CCCCCTCTCGTGGAAAGGATACCATATGATTCTTATTACCAAAAGACTAATGATTTCATTATCATCTAGTCCTTCCGTTTTACACTTTAGCTTAGTGTTGAGACGTCGTCGCAAGACGGTGTTCTCAGTTACTAAACTAACAGTGCTTATCGGTCTCCGGCCTTTTCGGCTCGGTTATGATAGTAAGACCCATTTGGTCCTTCCTTTGAGATAAGGGATACCTTTCTTTTGTGTCAGTGTACAACAGAGGTAAATACCATGAATCGTTTCAGATACCGAGATGAGTTACAAAGTGTTTCAGGCAGAGTGAATTACGAGCAGTACTACAAGGACTCATGCGCCAATCCGGCGATATGGTCCACGTATTACACCGCAACTCATCCTGACTGGCGCTGTGGCACATATCGGCAGATGGACGATGTCATAGGTAACGCACCGCGTCGACATATGGGAGTTAAGGGCTTTCGTTTTAACGATATGTCCTCTGCTTCTCATATTATAGACGCTGGCACCGGCGACTACTGGTCAATCCAGGGAATCGCTGAGCAATGTTCTGGAGGTGGTAACTACCACGTTCAGTTCAAGCGCTCCAATTCCGGGCTCACGCTCGGTAGGATGCTGTGCGGTTTCAAGCACGTTATCGGCCCTGGTGGCCGTCTCGAGCTTCCTGCTAACGACAATGGTTCACTCGTGGACTATTTGCGTTCGCTTACCTCGACTCGTGTGTGGAGTAATCGTGCTAGAGGTGGGTCACAAACCAACCTCTATGAGGCGATGTTCGAGATCGATAAGACCTTGAAAATCCTCTCTGAGTATTTGAAGATCGCGCATGATATCGCGTCTTCTGCTCGCCGTTCTAACCCCAAAGCTTTTGCTAAGGGTGTTAGCTCCGCGTATCTTATGACTCGTTATGGCTTTATGCCTACGGTCTCTGATACTTTTCACACGTTAGAAGCACTGAAAGCCTTAGTAGGGAATGTCTATGAAACGACTAGGGCACGAGAGCAACAGATCGACGTTACGTCGTCTACCGCTGTCGTACCTGAAGCCGGTACATGGAATCATGACACTCGCACTCTCACAACAACAACTGTGAGTGTTGGTGCTATGTCCCTAGACCAATATACACGTACTATGAGTGATAACCTCGGCTTGGGCTACAAGAATCTTGTAACCGTAGGCTGGGAACTTATCCCCCTTAGTTTCGTTGCGGATTGGTTCGGCAACATTGGTGACTTTATAGGGTCACTGGTGCCCGACTTTGGCTTTACGCAGGTCGGTAGCTGTACTTCAGTGCGAATTGACGTTGAATCGAAGTTTGAGATCACAGGTTCTACCCTGTGGGCCCCTTCCTCGTACAGTGTTCAAATCGCACCTCATGGGACTTGTTCCCAAAAGGTTAGTACTTACTATCGTACCCACGGCCTCACATGCCCTAGTATACACGTTAAGCCGAATTTTCGACTTTCGAATATTACTCGAGCATTGGATGCCGCTAGTCTTGTGGTGCAACGATTGCACTAGCAAGATTTCTTGAGTTCAGCAACTAACGAAGGATACCTTCATCATGTCACTTACTGTCAATGCAAAGACTTTCACCGCTGATTCCTTTGGCGTAAATGCCGTAGGATATATTGGTACCACCAAGACTGTTTCGGTCAAAGACGATCTGTCTTTGAAACGCACCAGCCCTAAGGCTACCGATGTGTTCAGTGGTGTTGGTCGGACCGCGGCCAAACTTACACGTACGCTGGCTCTCACGGGTGCCAAGACGCTTGCGTCTGACGCCATCTGTGAAATCAGTGTTTCTGTGCCTGTTGGCTACTCCGGCACTGACGTTGACGCCCTTCTGAACGATATGGGGTCGTTCTTGGCTAGCGCCTCTTTCAAGACGCATGTCAAGAGCCAGCAAATCAACTTTTGAGTCTTCTTGACTCACTCGTCGGTTTCCTGGTGCTCTCGCGAGCACTGTCCTTTGTTTCACCGTAATGGTGACCATCGTATTGGAGTAATTTCGCAATGAAAAACTCACTCAGAATGGATCTACGTCTATTCAACAGAAACCTTAAGAAGCAGTCTCACGAAATTCATCGTGAGGCACTTCTTTTGTTATGCGGGGACTATCGAGACTATGAATTTGTGAAGCAGATAAAAGAGCTTATAGTCAATCTTGACTATACCTCTCTCGAGTCTGTTAAACAGATAATTAGTTTCGCTGATTGCTTGGTCGAAACAGTGTATTCCGACGCTGCATTGCATTTTGCAGCCAATCAGTTCGCCGCACTTATCCGTAAATACCCGTTCCCTGTGCGCGCGTTAAAAACGCTCGCAGAGAATGCGGCTTGGGATAAATTTCAAGAAAGCGAAGCCAAGTGCTCCGCGATTAATGAAATATATTCCAGTGAGACATCAGTTTATGAGGCTGGTATCTCTTCTGATCTCATTGCTCGGATGAGGGCTTATATCGAGTTCGTTCTCGGTACTGACCTCTCGATCAATGATTTCTGGGATAAGTGTGACTTCGGCCCCGGCGCTTCTGTTGGGATTAGTGGGAGTGCAACCAACAAAAAGCGAAAGCTTTTGTCAAGTTGGTCCGTTAGTCCTAATGCGCTCGACTATGCTCGATGTACGCTCAAAGCTCACCCTCAGATCATGGAGTTACTCCTTGATCCGTCGGAAGCCGTCAGCGATGACTTTGCGAATACCTTTGACACGGTATTCCTCAGTCGTATCGACACAGTTGACTACAACAAGCTTATATTCGTGCCTAAAACGACAATGGTTAGCAGATCCATTGCCGTTGAACCGCTCCTTAACAGTTTTCTTCAGAAAGGAATCGACCAATACATGCGTGAACGTTTAAAGCGTCTCGCGCGTATAGATCTATCCGATCAGGAAAAGAACTGTAGAATGGCCCTCCACGGGTCATTCGACAAGGAGGATGCTTTCTGCACCATAGATTTGAGTAGTGCTAGTGATAGCATGTCCTCTAATATGGTGAAGATGCTCCTACCCCCAGATTGGTTCTATCTTTTGGATAGAATCAGATCTAAGTCGTATCAGTACAAAGATAAGGTTTATCCCTATTCTAAGTTCTGCTCGATGGGGAACGGTTTTTGTTTTCCTCTTCAAACTCTACTGTTTGCCGCGGCATGTCATGCCGTTGGCGCTGGTCGAACAGGTGAAGATTACCGTGTCTACGGTGATGACATCATTGTTCGCAAGCCAGTATTTGAATCTCTAATTGAGCTTCTCGCTCAACTAGGTTTCAGTACGAATAAGTCCAAAACCTTTGGGTCAGGACCTTTTCGTGAGTCTTGTGGTAAGGATTACTACAACGGAGCAGACGTACGCCCTGTAATCTTAGACTATGCTCTGGATAATATCCAGTCATTGTTTAAGTTCCATAACGCCTTTTATCGTAGTGTCGTTTGTTTACACTGCGGAACCCGTGTACAGCACATGCTGTTACATCGTGTTCCTGAACGCTTTCGCCTTGTTGCACCTGATTACTCAGATGTTACAGACCAAGCGTTCAGAGTTGGACGTTATACTCATCATTTTCTTGCTTCCAAATTCACGCGCTTCGAGCGAAGCTCTTGGTGTATGAGTTGGTTACAAATAATGACGAGCCCTGTTGATGACCGTAGTAATTACGGTCGCAACATGAGGGAGGTCGGCATTGCCTACCTCTACAGTGCACTTTCCGGCTCTTCGAGTCGGAATACGTTTGTCCACCGACGTTTGTCGGTCACGAACATACGCAGAGTTGCGTATGGGGGTCCAGGATCAACCTGGACCCCTCCCGTTAGATTTTAGTGACCTAACGGGGCCCCGGTGCCTCACGGCGCTGGGTTAGGAA